ATTATCGAGAGATGCTCTTTCTTCTTGAAGTTTTGCTAATAACTGACCTGGAGTTGAAATTCCATTTTCCAAAAGTTTTGCAGCCAGTTCTACAGCAAAAGTATGATAGTGTACGGTCTCTATGATTTTTTCGACGGTCGAACGATACTTGTCTGCTTCTGAATAAAATGCAGATGTCAGTTGGAAAAGAATGTTTATATCCTTTATTTCTTTTAATTGAAAAGTACAGTATTCATTCAGATTACTTCTGGTCGTAAATAAAATCTGACAGCGGTATTTTAATACTACTGACAGAAAACTGTCCTGTGTAGCTGTGACATTAAAATTATCTATGATAAGCAGAGTATCGGATTTCAGGGAACGCAGAAAACGGTTATGTCTTTGAAACCGTTCCTGTTCGCTGATTTCTGGTGGATCATCAATAAAATCCATGTCAGTAATGTCCTGATGAAGATCACCTGTATATTCTACATATAGAATGTTAGTGTAATGCTTTTTGTAATGTTTTGCGTAGGCTTTGGCAAGTTCGCTTTTACCAATACCGGCAATTCCGCAAAGAAAAACATGACGGTTTTCCTCAAGCATGGTATATAATTCTTCTAGTTCTTTATCTCTTCCGATAAAATGACGGCATGGTTTCGGAACCTCACTGTCCATAATATAATCCAGCACAATGGGTGACAGGGCACCTCCGGCAATTAATTTTTGATTTTTAGTATCACGTTTGATAAATTGTCGCTCCATGCCAAAAGAAATCAGCTTTGCAAGAAAAAGCAGACGTGAGCTGGCTGGTTTGTACAGAGAAGCCAGATTTTTCTTTTTGGCATCGGAGATGGTGTCATCTTGTATAAATAATGTGTATATATCCTGCATAGCCATATTGCAGTCAGACATCAATGGAAGCAGATTCTGGTGAATGGTTTCTGCCAGTTTTTTCTGATTACTGGGTTTGGAATAGTAGGCAGATATTTTGGGACTGATCTTTGCTTGACCGGTCAGCCAACGACAAACCAGACCATTATCCATAGAAAAATCCTGATTTGCCGGATCATCCATAAAATCTTCAAATAATTCGTATAAAAAATCAGGCTGACTCATTTGATTACTTTCGCTGATATGATTTTTTAAGCAAGTGCTAATAGAAGAAAAATCGCATCGATTCAATAGAAATTCCCCTTTCGTAGTTAAGATTAAGTATATCTATCATAACACGAACATATATTCGATTCAAGAAAATGCGGATATTTTTAAATTGATTGTGTCAATTTACAATCAATTTCTATTCAATGTGGTTTTCCGGCAGGTTCTGTAAAATAAGCTCAGATCAAAACAATAACGGGAGGAGCTTATGCAACAGAATATTGAATTTGAGCGGTGCATTGATTTTCTGGTACGGATGATTGATAAGTACGGCGCTGAAGTCCTCCGGGAGTTGGAGGAAGAAAAACAGAATAAGGAAGAAAAAGAAGCGGCAGTTTCCTGAAATACAAAATGTAAATCAGACTGTCGCTTTTTTGTTTTACTATCGAATTTATCTAAAATAATAGTAAGGCATTTTTCCATGACTGCTTATCGGTTTATCGTGGATTGCTTTAAAGTTTTTTATATGTGAACTTAATGGAATCATCCATAGCAAGGAAGTTTTAATGTCACGTAAACAGTTTAACATATGTAAACAATTGTCAACAACAGATAGACGGAAAGAAAAAGAGTAATATGAGTTTGCAGTTGTAGATTATATTATTTTCTGTGAAATTATATTTTTGCACCAAAAAAGCCTAGCACATTGTGCTAGGCTTTTTATCGAAAGTAATGCCACCATTACTTAGTGCTCTTAAGAGCGTTCCATTTGTTGATTGTATTTTACTAGTAACCAATGAAAATGTCAAGGAAATTATAAAAAATATTTTGTTTTAAACAAAGCCGTATTCCATTTTTTATAATCTCCACAACCCATTCGTGCTAGTAGTTTATTATATGTTGTTTTACCTTTTTTGATACCCATATTAGTATACATTTTAAATTTTAATATTTTTAGAGGTTTTCTTAATGCAGTTACATCCGTGAAAAAGCTTAGTATTTTAATAGAGTCATATAATTTCAATACAGAATCTGCATTTTTAGGTGTTAATGAAAACGAAGTAATTAATAATGTATTAATTCGGTATCTTTTTTCTGTTCGAAATCTATTAAGCAACGTTGTATGAGCGCAGTTGTTTCTGAGACATAATAAAATATCAATCATATTCAGAAAAGGTGCACGTTTTGATAATGGCAAATTAAAATCATTTAAAACATCTTTAAGGACATCATCTTGTAGATAGTGTAATAATCTTAATATTTCGCCAAATGTAAGGGTTTCTATTGCGACCCAAAATGGTACAGCAACGTTTTTGTTATAGGTACCGGTACTATCACGGTAAACTGCGACTCCAGAAGGAGCAACATAAGCACTGTCAAAATAGAACGAAATGTCTATATGGTCATTTTTATCCACTAGATTGGATAGAAAAAAAGGCTTAAACAAGCAAAATTTATCAAATTCGTGATATATCTTTTGATTTTGATAACCGACAAATGGGTATGCGTTAGAGTACCGGCAATATGTTGGTGTACCTGGTACGTTGTTTGCAGGATCCATAAAATGCACTTTGTTTGTATATTGCATTGTGTCTGTTAGCGAAACACAATGGTGTTTGCAAAAATGATATGCTATGGAAGCTTTTAATTTCTCTTCAACGGAATCCAAACAATTTGATAAAATCGATCGAATTTCTTTGTCAAATTGATATAGATTAATAAAATCAGTTAATTGTACTTTGTTATATAATTTAGGGGAGGATGATTCTAGGAAAATAGTTTCTAATCCATTGAACAAGTTAAAATAATTATGAGAAATTAAAATTTCATCAAGTTCATTTTCGGAGAATATAAGGTTTCTGCTATGTAATTTGTTTTTTAGTGAATTACGTGTTTCAAATGTTTTAATTCCCATAGTGTAATATTCCTTGTGAGTATATATGAAGCAAATTGAAATACAAGTCGTGAATTATTTAACAATATAAGTTCTATACTTAAATAGGAACTCACCGCATGAACTCCTTATGCTGTGGATTTCACAGTATACTATTATTAATATACCTTAGATACGTGTAAGTGTCAAATATTGAATCAAGAGATTTGACAAAACTGTAGTATCATATGGAAAGATTTTCAAGTTATTTTTATTAGTTCCTAAATGAGATGACTATAAGAAAATGAAACGTAATACATTTGTATGGGAGAAAAAAATAAGTCAATAATAAAAATTAGCATTGAAAATAGTTGGAACAAGTACTAAAATAAAGTTGGGACAATAAAACGGAATTATATTGCGAGGAAAATTATGAAGAATAAAAAGATAAAATGTGATATCTATACCAGAGTATCCACAACCATGCAGGTAGATGGCTACAGTTTGGATGCTCAGAAAGAAAAACTCAAAAGATATGCGGAATTTCAGAACATGGAAATCGTAAATGAGTATTCTGATGAAGGTAAGTCTGGAAAGAGCGTAGAGGGCAGACCGGAATTTCAGAGAATGTTGGATAATATTGAGAATGGAACAGATGAGGTGCAGTTTGTACTGGTGTTCAAGCTTTCCAGATTTGGTCGTAATGCGGCAGATGTATTAAACTCTTTGCAGAGGATGCAGGATTTTGGAGTGAATCTGATCTGTGTTGAAGATGGAATTGACAGCTCAAAAGATAGTGGAAAGCTGATGATTTCTGTTCTGTCTGCGGTGGCAGAGATTGAACGGGAGAATATCCTTGTTCAGACAATGGAGGGACGTAAGCAGAAAGCCAGGGAAGGAAAATGGAATGGTGGATTTGCTCCGTATGGTTATGAATTAGTAAATGGAGAATTGCAGATTGCAGAGGACGAAGCAGAGATTATTCGTCTGATCTATGACAAATTTATTCATACCGATATGGGAATCTCTGCGATTGCTGCATGGCTGAACCAGCATGGATATAAAAAGAAAAAACGACAGAATAATACACTGGATGCATTTGCCTCTTCCTTTATAAAAGGCGTTCTGGATAATCCGGTATACTGTGGAAAGCTGGCTTATGGACGAAGGAAGAACGAGAAAGTTTCTGGAACAAGAAATGAATATCGCATTGTAAAGCAGGAAAATTATATGCTGCACGATGGTATCCATGAAGGGATTATTTCGGAAACAGACTGGGAGCTGGCTCATCAAAAACGGGAAAAAACAGGTGTGAAATATGAAAAGACACATAGTCTCGATCATGAGCATATCTTATCTGGAATATTGAGATGCCCGTTATGTGGAAGCGGTATGTATGGGAACGTGAATCGAAAGAAAAAGAAAGACGGAACCTTATATAAGGATTATTTCTATTATGCGTGTAAACATCGTCGCCTGGTAGATGGTCATAAATGTGGATATCGTAAACAATGGAGCGAAGAGAAGATTAACAATGCAGTGGAAGAAGTTATTCGGAAACTGGTGAAGAATCCTAAATTTGAAGAAGCAATTCTGAATAAAATCGGTTCAAGAATAGACACAGAAGAAATAGAAAAAGAGATTGAAAGACTGGAAAAACAGTACAGGCAGTTGACCGGAGCAAAAGCAAGGCTTGGACAGCAGATGGATAGCCTGGACATCATGGATAAATTTTATGAAAAGAAATATCAGGATATGGAGACACGCTTATATCGTCTGTATGATGAAATTGAAGGCGTGGAGAACAGTATAGAAGAAGTTAAGAATCGCCTGCTGAATATCCGGCAACAGAAAATATCAGAAGAAAACGTCTATCAATTTCTTTTATATTTTGATAAACTATATGATAAGTTCACCGACCTGGAGAAGAAAGAATTTCTTAACAGCTTTGTGGAACAGGTGGACATTTACGAGCAGGAGCAGCCAGATGGCAGATTCCTGAAGCACATAAAGTTCCGTTTTCCGGTGTATTTTGGAGGCAGAGAGACACAGGAACTTTGTTGGGACAACGAAAGTACCGTTGAGACGGTAGTTTTGATGTCAAAGGTGAACCCTGACAAGTAAATATAGTGTAGCAGTTAAAGGACTTTCTTAGAGGCTATCGTTAAAACATGTCAGTACATTTTCGATTTCAAAGGAAGCACTGCTTTCCTGGGCAGAAAAAACACTTGCACCAACTGCACAGCTGGCGGCAAAGGGTGTGGGCGAATATAAAGCCGGAAGTCATTGTCAGTTTTGTAAGGTCAAAGCCACCTGCCGAAAGAGAGCTAAATATAACCTGGAACTTGCTCGTTATGACTTTGAGATGCCGGAAAGCCTTGAAGATGATGAAATAGAGGTCGTTCTTGCAAAAGCAGATGAGTTGGTATCCTGGGCAAACGACATTAAAAAATATGCTCTTCAGCAGGCAGTCAGCGGTAAGGTATGGAAAGACTGGAAATTGGTCGAAGGTCGTTCTAACCGTAAGTATGTAAATGATAAAGCCGTAGCAGAAAAAATAGTGAGTGCCGGATATGATCCGTATGAGAAAAAAGTCATCGGCATTACTGCTATGACAAAGATGCTCGGCAAAACAAAGTTTGAAGAATTGCTCTCGGGGTTAATTGAGAAACCACAGGGTAAGCCAACATTAGTACCAATGTCGGATAAGCGTCCGGCAATAAAAAATACAGCATTTAATGATTTTAAGGAGGACAACTAATATGTCAAAGAATTATAAGAACCCAACCAAAGTAATCACAGGACCTAAGACAAGATGGAGCTATGCAAACGTATGGGATCCAAAGTCCATCAACGGCGGCACACCGAAGTACAGCGTGAGCCTGATCATTCCGAAGTCGGATGTGGCAACGGTAAAGAAAATCGAAGCTGCTATTCAGGCTGCATATGAGGAAGGGGAATCCAAGCTTAAAGGAAGCAGCAAGTCCGTACCTTCTCTCAAGGTATTAAAAACACCTTTAAGAGACGGAGATTTGGAACGTCCGGATGATGCAGCTTACGCTGACAGCTACTTCATCAATGCCAATTCCGCATCTGCACCAGGAATTGTAGATGCCGACCGTCAGCCGATCTTGGAACGCTCTGAAGTATACAGCGGTGTATACGGCCGTGCCAGCATCAACTTCTATGCCTTCAATTCAAATGGTAACAAGGGCATTGCCTGCGGTCTTAACAATCTGCAGAAGATTGCCGATGGAGAACCTCTTGGCGGCAAGTCCAGAGCAGAGGATGATTTTGAAACTGATGACAATGATGATTTCTTATCTTAAGTGAGGTATAAGCGATGGATACATTAAATATGTTAATTGATGCCTCAATCAGAGGTACCATGCTTGGAATTACGATATTCTTTTGGATCTTTGGCCTTGTAACCATTTGGAAGTGGCTTTTGAATGTCATTAAGAGATTGGTGCATTGGTTGTTTCCTAATCTGAAGAAAAAGAATAACGAGTAAATCAAAGGGCGGCAGTGTGGCAGATTTCCACTGCCGCCTGTGTTTTTAGGATGGTGAAAAAATGAGAAATATAAGCATAGATATTGAAACATACAGCGATGTGGAGCTTAAGAAGTGCGGGGTATATAAGTATGTGCAGTCTCCAAATTTTGAAATTTTACTGTTCGGATATTCCGTAGACGAAGAGGCGGTGCAAGTGATTGACCTAGCACAGGGAGAAACAATTCCCGATGAAATCATTGATGCTCTGACAGATAAGACCGTGACAAAGTGGGCATTTAACAGTCAGTTTAAAAGAATCTGTCTGTCAGAGTATCTTAGAAGATATTATCCGCAGAAGTTCATAAGTTACAGCATAGAGGAAGATACGACAGGAGATTATCTGTCTCCGGTTTTATGGAAGTGTACGATGACCTGGTCTGCCTATATGGGGCTGCCACTGTCCCTGGAGGGTGCCGGCAAGGTGCTGGGATTATCGGAACAGAAGCTGAAAGAGGGTAAAAACCTCATCCGTTATTTCTGTGTGCCGTGCAAGCCTACGAAAGTAAATGGAGGAAGGACACGAAATCTTCCAGAGCATGATAAAGAGAAGAGGGCTGCGTTTGTAAAATATAACATTCGTGATGTTGAGGCGGAATTGGCTATTCAAAGAAGATTAGAAAAGTTTCCGGTACCGGATTTTGTGTGGGAGGAGTTCTGGCTTGACCAAGAGATCAACGACCGTGGGATTGCTCTTGACATGGCTGTTGTAGAAAATGCGATTGTATTTGATAAACACTCTAAAGATAAGCTGACAGCCAAGATACAGAATTCGGAAAACCCAAACAGTGTCATACAGATGAAAGCATGGCTGTTGGAAAACGGAATTGAGGCGGACACCCTGGATAAGAAAGCAGTGAAAGAACTGATTAGAAGTACTCCAGCTCATATTCGTGAAGTATTGGAAATCAGACAGAAGCTTGCGAAATCCTCTGTTAAGAAGTACCAAGCCATGGAGAATGCAGTGTGTACAGATCACAGGGCCAGAGGAATGTTTCGTTTTTATGGTGCAAACCGAAGTGGCAGATGGGCGGGACGAATGATTCAGCTGCAGAATCTGCCACAGAATCATCTGCCGGACTTATGGGAAGCAAGAGAACTTGTGAAAACGGGAAACTATGAAGCAATGGAATTCTTATATGATGATATCCCGGATACCTTATCTCAGCTGATCCGTACTGTCTTTGTGCCAAGAGAGGGAATGAAATTTGTGGTGGCTGACTTTTCTGTCATTGAAGCAAGAGTGCTTTCGTATCTTGCAAAGGAAGAATGGAGAAGTGAGGTTTTTAGAAACAATGGGGATATTTACTGTGCATCTGCATCGGCTATGTTTGGAGTTCCGGTGGAAAAGCATGGCGTGAACGCACACTTAAGACAAAAGGGAAAGATTGCAGAACTTGCCCTTGGATACGGAGGATCCGTAGGAGCCTTAACTGCGATGGGTGCCATCGAGATGGGACTGACAGAAGATGAACTTCAGCCGCTTGTAGATTCCTGGAGAAGTGCCAATCCGAATATCGTGCAGTTCTGGTGGGCCGTGGATCGCTGTGTGAAAAAGAACATATCGACACAGAAACACACGGTATTCATTTTTTATTATAAAAGCGGGATGCTATTTATTGAACTTCCAAGCGGCAGAAGACTTTCCTATGTGAAACCAAAGATGGGAGTCAATAAGTTTGGGAGTGAATCCGTAGTATATGAAGGCATCGGAGGAACAAAGAAATGGGAGCAGATTGAAAGCTACGGTCCTAAATTTATGGAGAACATTGTCCAGGCAATCAGCAGAGATATTCTTGCCTATGCGATGAGAACATTATCCCACTGTTTTATCTGTGGCCATGTGCATGACGAACTGATTATTGAATGCACTAAGGATGTATCCCTTGATGCTATCTGTGAGCAGATGGGAAGAACTCCGTCTTGGATTCCGGGACTTCTTCTTCGTGCGGATGGATACGAATGTGATTTTTATAAAAAAGATTGATACAGCTGGTGCTAGAATATAAATAGTACAAGCCAAAATGAGAAATTCCAAATACACATAAGCATGATACAATAGAGGCATGCTGAAGGAGGATCTCATATGGCAAAGCAACATGACAAACAATTTAAACTTGATGCAGTCCAGTACTATCAGGATCACAAAGACCTCGGAGTACGTGGATGTGCAGAAAATCTTGGCATCGGATACAGCACATTAACAAAGTGGTTGAAAGATTTCCGGGAATCAGGTGATATTCCTGTTCGTGGTTCTGGTAATTACTCATCTGATGAGCAGAAAGAAATTGCCCGTCTCAGACGTGAATTACGTGATGCCCAAAATGCCCTTGATGTATTAAAAAAAGCAATCAACATTCTGGGAAAATGACGGAAGCCATTTATCTTGAAGTATCTGAGAAGACGGAAGCTGCCAAAAAGGCTGGACGCCGGGTTCCAGTCTCCGGAATATTGAAATTTTTAGGTGTCTCCCGCTCAGGATATCTTGCATGGCTCCACCACGTACCTTCTGATACAGAAAAACGTCGTAAAGCTGTAAAAGCAAAAATACAGGATATTTATGATGATTCCAAGCAGAACTACGATGCTCCGAAAATCACTGTAGAACTTCGAAAAACTGGTGAAGTCATTTCGGAAAGAACCGTTGGTACATATATGCGCCAAATGGGAATCCGTGCTCAGTGGAGCAAACCATGGACGATCACCACAAAAGATTCCGATTTCAGCACTGAATTACAAAATATCCTTGATGAGCAATTTAATCCTGATCGTCCGAATGCAGTCTGGTGTTCGGATATTACCTACATCTGGACAATAGGTGGATTTGTCTATCTGACCAGTGTTATGGATTTATTTTCCAGAAAAATCATAGCCTGGACTCTTTCAGAAACACTGGAAGTATCTTGCGTGATTGATACTATAAACAAAGCCAAAGCTCGCCGAAATATCGATCAACCATTAATTATCCATTCGGATCGTGGCAGCCAATATGTTGCAAAGGAATATAAAAAAGCAACCGAAAATATGCAGCGCAGTTATTCGAAGAAAGCTTTTCCGAGGGAT